ATAAATATTCATTAACAGAACTAGAAAATATGATTCCGTGGGAGAGAGAAGTTTATCTTGCTCTACTTCAACAATACATTGAAGAAGAAAACCTAAAGGCACAACAGCAAAGTGGAATCTAACTTAAACATAAAGAAAACTGATACACCTAAGTTAAATGTAGAGACTGTTTCATCAGCAGTCTTTGGAAAAGATGATGGTGCTGGAGGAGGTTCTGGAGAATCCATTAAAAATATTCATAAGACATTAAGTAAATTATCTGGTCATATAAGAAAATCTCTAGTTCGTATTAAGGCATTAGAATTTAATTTAGAAAAAATAACTCCTAAACTTGAAGAAGTAGAAAAAAAAGTAATAGTTAATGCCGAAAAAAGAATTGAAGTAGAAAAGAAAGTAATAGTTAATACTGAAAAAACGACTGAAGTAGAAAAAAAATCAGTAGTCAATGTTGAAAGAATTGTAAAAATTGAAAAGATATTAGAAAAGAAAAAAGACAATGTAGGGGGTATAGGGGGCAATCAAAAAGATTTAACTAAAAGTCTTATAGAAACAAATAAGATTCTTGTAGGTATACGACAACAACTTGCTCTTGATTCTGCAATGAGAGTAGCAGATCAAAGAAAGAAAGAAGATGTATTTAAGAGATCTCAATCTAGAAAGAAATTAAATGCAGAGGAAAGTGCTTTAGAGAAAACTGCAAAAAATATAGGTAAAGGAGTTAAAAAAGTTGTTGGTAAAGTATTATCCCCAGTTAAAAATTTCTTTGCTGATTTATTAGATTTTCTTCTTACTGTTGGTGCTGGTATTGCAGTAAATGCAGCATTTGAATGGTTAAAAGAACCAAAAAATAGAGAACAACTTGATCAATGGTTTGGTTGGGTAGCAAAAAATTGGAAATGGATTGCAGGAATTACAGCAGGTATTTTATTACTACAACCTATATTATCGATTGTTGGTGCCATTGGTGGTGCAATAGTAACAATTAAAGCTGGTCTTGACATTTTTAATTTTATAAGAAGAAGATTATTTGGTGGGGGAGGAAAACCACGATCACCGGCATCAACTACTGGAGGAGCAAAACCACCAGTTGGAGATCCTGGAAGGGCTGGAGGACAAAGTGGAGGATTCAAAGACCCTAATAGATATAGACCACCCGGACAAACCCGTGCCGGTAGTAGCTTTAATTTAGAACAGGCAAGAAAAGTGGCGCCAACTCCTGGTTCTGCTGTGCCAAAAGGAGGCATTTTCTCAAGATTTAGTAAGATAAAACCAGGGTCTCCGGCGCAGATGATGGGACAAATAGTTCTAGGAGATGCTTTCGGTAGAGCAGGGAATTTTCTTAGTAATAAATTTGATGAGTTCCAACTTAAAAAAGAAATAGAACTCTATAATAATCTAGATGATGTAGGGAAAAGTGCAATGGTATCGGAATATAAAAAAATAATACAATCTCAAGAAGAACAACAGACAGCTCTCGGAGGTTCTTTACATTTTCTTGATAAATACCTGCTAAGATTAGGAGGAGAAACTATTTCTGAACAAATGATTCGGAGGCGTGAAGCATTTTTATATGGTATTGGACAAAGAGAAAGAGGTGGTCCTATAGCAGCAGGCAAACCTTATCTGGTCGGAGAGGGTGGACCAGAACTTGTCGTTCCAAAAATTAGTGGAACAGTAATTAATAATATGAAAACTGAAAAAATCTATCAGATGATTTCTTCTGATATGGGTGAAGGTAATATTAATATGATGAATCTATCACCAATTACGAATCAAATGCCACCACCAGAAATGCCAGATATGGGTGTTGGAGAGGGGGCAACAGAAGTTCCGGAAATTGCTAGTGTTAATATGGCAAATCCTTATCGTCAATTAACTCCAATGTTATATGGAATAACGGTATAGTATCATGGTAGCATCTATAGTAACAGGATTAGCAAAAACGATAGGATCCCAAATTGCAAAGAAGGGAGTTAAAAAAATTGCTGTAAAGAAGGCAAAATCTAATAAAAAAATACCAAAAAAATCAAAACTGATTTCATCAAGGGAAAATGAAATTGAAGAAAATTCTTCAACGACCAAAGATAGTGGTGAAAAAACAATATCAAGTCTTACTGGAAGTTCAAAAAAACTTATAATTAAAGAAGCTTCATCTTCAAAATCTCAGGTTGAGCAACTTAAAATTAACGTAACCAATATTCATAGTTTTCTTAAACGCAGAAACAAGAAAGAAAAGAGGTTAAAAGAAAAAAATAGAAGACTTACAGTACAAAGAATAGAAAAAGAAAAGTTACAAAGAGAAGAAAAAAGATTGGAATCTCCATTAGGAAATTCATTAAAAAAAGTAAAAAATTCTGTTATTTCCGCTCCAGGAATGAGTTTATTTGATAAGTTACTTGGATTTGGATCCTTGGTTCTTGCTGGAATTTTGGTAAATGGATTGCCAGCAATTTTTAAAGAAATTAAAGAATTTGTCGATAATTTAGTTAGTTTTATCACACCGATTTATTCTGGATTTGTGCTTTTAAAAGCAGTAATAGATGGAGAACCACTTGATGATCCAGAATTGAATCCAGAGAAAAAAAGAATGAGTGATCAGGTAAAAAAACTCAAGAAAGAAATTGAAAAAATAAAGAAAAACTTTGGACCTTTAGGATTCGTTATTACGCCATTTGAAAAACTTGTAGATGCTGTTTTTAAGGCTTTTCGTGGTGATAAAATTGTATTAGCAACTAAAACTGAAATTGATGCAGAAACTGGAGAGAAAAAAGTAATTGAGGGATTTAAAGATTTAGAAACTGATACTTTTATACCGAGAGATTTTACTGACGCAGAGAGAGATTCATACAACAGACAAAGAGCACAACGTATACCGGATCCAAATATTCCCGGTTCTTATTCTTCAGGAGCTTATATTGGACCAACTGGAGATACAGATGGACAAGAAACTGGGTTGAATATGAATTTAGATGGTGGGATTGGAACTCCCATTTATGCCCCATTTGATATGATTTATAAATCAACCGGAACTGATGGTAAACCTTCTGTTGGATTAGATGGAACTTCATCAGCACTTGGTCCTTCTGGTAAAGGTTTTGGATATTATGGTGCCTATCGTTATATGAAAGGAGATAAAGAGTATGAAGTATTAATGGGACACTTTAAAAATCTCCCTTTTAAAGGAAAAGAAGGACAAAAAATTCCAAAAGGAACATTGCTTGGATATCAGGGTGCGTCTGGTAGATCTGTTCCTGGACCTGGAAATCCCGATTCTGTATATCCTCACATTTCTCTTCACGTTAATGGTATAGGATTTCGAGCTACAAATAGAGAACTTAAATCTTTTGCTACTAAATTATCTGGTGCAAAACCTAATGCAAATGTAAGTGCACCAGGAGAAGGTGGAGGGAGAGGAAAATCAAATCAAATACAAACAATAAGTCAAAGAGATCCAAGAAAAAGAAGTCGTTCTATAACTATTGCAGTTCAGCAGGTAAATACTATACAGACAGCATATGTTCCGATGCCAATCCCAATGAAATCGAGAGGTTCATCATCATCAGCATCAACACCACAATTGTCGGCATTATGGAGTGCATAAAATAAATGGCAAACCCAGCAGTCGCATCAAAATATCAACTATTCACAATAACTAAGAATAATAGATCCTTTCCACTTCAATCTAAAGTTACGAGTTTTGATTATTATGAAAGTTTATTGTCTCCAAATATTACTGCCATTATGACATTTGTGGATACTGGATTAGTTGAGGTAGATCAAAATGTTGCGACCTATGATAAGAAGTATGACTCCCAATCGAGACCAGGAACATTATATAATGCACTTCCAATTGTTGGTGACGGATCCGAAGAAATTAAATTTAAAATATCATCGGCACTTGGAACATTAGATTTTTCAACAACTCCATTATATGTAAATGGAACATCCAATCCAGATCAAAGTTCGACTCGTGAGTCTGTCATTCTAAGTCTTGTTTCTAAATCTGCAATTACAAATCAACAAACCTTTGTGAAGAAAAATTATTCAAGATCGACTAATAATACACAATCAGTTAGATTGATTGCAAAAAATATCTTAAAAATTGATAAACTTATTACAAATGAAGCTTCAAATAAATATCCATTTATTGGTAATAATAAATCACCATTTGATGTGATTTGTATGATAGCATCAAAATCGGCACCAGAAAATGGATCTCCTGGGTTTTTCTTTTATGAAACAAAAGATGGGCACAACTTTAGAGCAATTGATGATTTAATATCTCAAACACCTGCTGCAACCTATTTTCGTAATGATGTTAATAGAAGTAGTGTGAGTGATAATTTAAATGATTTTAAGATTTTATCTTTTAGTATTATTAAAAATCAAAGTCTAATCAATGCACTAAAATCTGGTGTATATTCAAATCGCAGAGTCGTATTTAATCCTAAAACTTTCAAATTAGAAGAAAAGCAATTTAATATAGGATCTTTAAAAAAATCACTAGGTAAAAATGAAGCACCGACACCACAAGATAAAAAGCATACTAGAATACTGTACAGTATAAAAGATGTTGGTTGTCTTTCCTCAAAGGTAGAAGAAAGTGACGAAGGTGATGTGGACAGTTATCAGGGTGAGGTTCAAATGAGATATAATTTGCTGTTTACACAGATGGTAAAAATGCAAGTTCCTTGTAATCCAAATCTTAAGGCAGGTGATATTGTTAAGTGTAATTTAGAAATTATTACTCCGGGAGAAAAAGAGCAAGGTTCAGTTGATCCTGTAGAGAGTGGTAATTATATGATTTTAGATTTATGTCATCATTATGATCCTGAAAGATCATTTACCGCAATGACTCTTATTCGTGATACTTACGGCCTCTATACTGGCAAATAAAATGACAACTAACTTAGGATACGCACTCGGTAATAATAAGTGGTTTTTGGGTCAGGTTGCTATTGAGCAGACTCAAACACCAGCACATAAAAATGGAAAGTGGAAAGATACTCATGGTGATAGAGTTAAAGTGAGAATTCCTGGTCTTCATCCAATGAAAAGCACTGATGATGGATTTGAACTTACTGATGATCAACTGCCATGGGCAATAGTTGCGAAACCAACTACACATGGAAACTACAATCATCAATCCTGTGGACTTCATGGTGGAGAGTGGGTTATTGGATTTTTTATCGATGAAGAATGTCAAATTCCTGTAATTACTTCTGTGTTAGGTCAAAATTATGCAGGAGAGATTAATAGAGCATCGAATGGAACTACTTTAGGAAAAACGGTATCTAGATTTACTAGAGGAAATCCTCCAGGAGCACATCAACAAGGTGGAGATAAATCTAAAGCAAATTTGCATACTAAAGATGAACTTGCAGAAGAATTTAAAAAAGCAAAACGTCCATAATAAATAAAAAATCGGGAGGAATAAATTTCAATGTCTAATCTTCAGGAAACAAATAAAGGATATACTCAATCAGATGCTCCTTTATCCGAAAAACCTCTTGGTAGTGCAGCTATGACAAAAGCTGTTACTGAGATGCAAAAAACAAGATCTGGGCCAGATCCATGTGGTCAAGGTGAGATGGGTAGGATTAATATAGAATTACAGAAATTTTTTGAGGCATTAAAAGGAATTAAAAAATATGCGAATCTTTATGTAAATGGAACAATAAATAAATTGCAAAATGTAACTTCTCTAATTAGAAATGTTTCTACAATAATTGCAGGAGTAATGAAAAGTTTAATGAATAGATTGAGAGATTTTTTAATTGATCAAATTAGAAAGGCAGTTGATTCCATAATTGATCAAATATTTCCCACAATTGTTAAAGGATTAAGAAATACAATTATTCAGCAGATTATTGATCAAATATTCTGTGCATTTAAAAATGTAGTAAAATCTCTTAAAAATTTAGCAGCAGATTTTCTCTCCGAATTAGTCGGAAAAGTTGTTAATGCACCATTTTGTGCTGCACAACAATACACAAATGCTCTTGTTAATAATTTAGCAGCAATTATTGATAAGGCTGTTGGTCCATTATTGGACGGGATTAATGATGCTTTGGGTGGAGTTGCTAATGTTGTTGGTGATGTGTTCCAAGCACTTGATTATATTTTAGGATTTCAATCTATGACCTGTATGAAACCAAACTGTCCCGAAATTAAAGCATTTAAAGCGAGTCCTTGGGGTGGACCAACTCAACAACAAATTGATGATTTTGAAAATTTTATAGCACCTCTTGGTGGCAGACAATCTCCAGGTGCAGAAGGAATTGTTGGAGGTATTGATGGACTTATTCAAGATATAGAAATATTTGGAAAAAGAATTGGAGATTCTCCTACTACAAATATAGGATGTGATACTGATCCATTTAAATGTGGTCCACCAACAATTGAATTATTTGGTGGTGGAGGAATAGGAGCAGCGGCAGAAATTGTTATTGATAATTTTGGAACAGTAATAGGTTCTAATATTTTGTCTGGAGGAAGAGGATATGAAAGACCACCTTTTGTTACAATAAATGATTCTTGTGGAAATTCATATATGAATGGATACTCTAACATAGATGATAATCCAGATTCACCAACTTTTGGACAGGTAACTGATATTATTTTCACAACAAATCCCACTGTTCCACCAAGAGATGGTTCAGATGAAACTAATCCTACTACAGGTCCTAATGACGATTTAGATAACACCGATAGACCTCAATCATCGGATGATGAAATTGATCCAACACTATTTGGATCAGACTATATTGTATGCTTAGAAGGATTTAGAGTATTGAGTATGGGATTTGGATATACAACTGATGATATCTTTGAAATTGATCCAGATATTCCAAATTTAAGTGTTTCAATAAAACTAACTGACGTTGGTCAAGTTATTGATGTACAGATTGCAGAGAGAATATGCGGATTAACTTCATATCCAGAAGTTGATATAAATAGTCCAACTGGAGATGGTGCGATTATAGAACCAATTCTATCATTTATCAAAATTGAAGATGAAATTGCTTCTGTAGATCCTGTTATTCCAGATGATGAAATTGCTTCTGTAGATCCTGATATTTCTGTAGGTATCGATTTTGTTATTCAAGCAGAAATTGCTAAAAATAATTTTGAAGGATTTATAACTACCTTAAGAGGGAAAAAACTCATAACAGAAAAACAACAGAAAGAGTTTACACGCGGAAATGTAATTAAAATTGTTGATTGTATAACATAATATGGGAAATAAAATTAAAGCTAGAGATTATACACATGTAAATAATCCATACGCACACATTCACTTTGGACCATCTGGCGAACCTAATAAGAAGGGTGAAGATTTAAATACATGCATGACTACTTTACTTAGAAGTGGACACTCATGTATTTTTACTAATGATGGAAATAAAGGTGAAATTAATCCAGGTTCTTCTCATGAGATTTGTGGAACTGAACTTGATAGAGGTCGTAATGATTCTGAAAAAGAAGCAATTGCAAAATCAATTACATGCGAAAATGGTGATTTGGTACTAACTGCTCCAAATGGTAATGTAAAAATATTGGCACAAAATTTTTATGTTGAAACAATGGGTGCTGATAGTGATGGATCTATATTAATGAAGGCAAATGATCATATCATATTAAAAGCAGACGAACAAATTAATATTGCCGGAGGAAAAGTATGTATCACATCTTCTGATAGTATAACTATTAATGCAAAAGGCACACTTTACGCACTTTATTCTGATATAGAACAAGGTTCGCCGTTAAATAATATAACAGACATTTTCAAAATTAGTAGCGTCACTGAGTTAATAAAATCTTTTGCAAACACTTGTAAGTAAGGAAAAATAATTATGTCTTTTCAAAATTTAGATACCGGTTGTTTAGATGTTTTTAGTGCAATTGTCGGAAGTTCTCTTAATATTCCAAAGGGTTTCTGGAAACCAGGAACTGCCGCAATTTATAACGGGTATTTGGGAACTACAGCACTCTCACAATATGGTCAAGGAACTTGTAATGTAGGAATGAGTCCTGATAGTCCATTTGCATATACTGGAGCTGTTGGTAATGTTAATTTTCATAATAAATGTCTAACAACGTATATTGGAGATCATAGAGTTATTGGACGTTCTTCTGTACAAGGTATAGAATTTAGAACAAACGTTGCAAATAGTCACATAGTTGCTAAAAACTCTACTATCGCGGCATCTAAAGCTTCCATCGCTGCAGCAAATTTAGATCTTAGTAGTGCAAATCTTAATATAAAAGGGAATGTATCTATTACAGGTTTAAATGCTGCATCTGGATCGAGACCTCTATCTTGGGATAAAAAAAAACCTTTTGATATTCTTCATCCGACAAAAGAAGGTCATAGACTTAGATATGTTTGTTTAGAGGGCCCAAAGGCAGAAGTATATGTACGTGGAAAATCTAAAAATAATGTAATAGAACTTCCAGATTATTGGGTTGGACTGGTTGATGAAGAATCAATTACGGTCCATTTAACTCCAGTAGGATTTAATCAAAATTTATATGTGGAAAGTATTTGTGATAATAAGATTACCATTGCCGGAGCAGAAAAATATAATTTTCAATATGTTGCTTATGGTGAAAGAAAGGACACTGAACCTAACATTCCTGAGTATAAAGGCTTGACAGAAGCAGACTATCCAGGAGATAATAAAGAATATAATCTCATAAGATAATGAAAAAAATACATGAAGTTTTTCCTCTGGTTATATATCAGGGTTCTTTGGAATGTCATGAAAAATTCAAAGAATATAATTTAGAAGAAGTAAAAGAATATTGGTTTAACGGATATGAATATGAATCACCAGAAGCATCATCTAGAATTTTTTTACACCTCAATGAAAATTGTTCAGAGTTATTTAAAAATTTAAGAACAATTTTTGATGAGTATTTTGATGCTCTCAATATTGACTATCAGAAATTAAATTATCATGTCGTAAAGTCATGGGTCGTTTATCATAAAGATGATTCGACACCACCACTTCGACCACATAACCACAATGAAGCAAATATTAGTTTTGTCTATTATCTAAAAACAGATGAAACCTCCGATAAATTTGTTGTCAGTCAGCAACCAGATACAAATGTGAATCAAGTTTGTCAGGGATTTTTTGATACTGCAGACGTTCATAATATCATGACGGGTTATAATCGATATAATTGTAATCACTACACAATTACTCCAACTGAGGGATCTGTAATTGTAATGCCATCAAACACATATCATCACACAATTAAAAAAGTGAGAGAAAGAGAAAGAGTTGCAATTGCTGGTGATGTTAGAGTCACATTAAAACCAGAATGCTATAAACATCATCAAGGTTGCACTCATCCGTCACAATGGAGGGAACTCTAATGCCCATTCGGGTCTAATTTTTTTATAAAAATTTCTTTGTTCTGCAGCACTTTGATCCCCTCTTCTAGTCCAATCTATCTTATAATCTAAAATAACTTTTTGATGTCCAATATATTTTCCAATGTAGTCATAGATTAAAGTTTCTCCAACTGAAATGTCTGCAATACCTTTATGATTCATATTTTTCATCATAGAATATAATGAAAAATATTTTTTCATATTTGTAGGATTCCCATATGCAAAGAAATCAGCATATGATTCATGTGGTTCACATGGACCTGGATGAACTTTCCATGCAGGAATACAAAGTTTTACCTTCGGATTTATTTTAAAATTAGTGACACTGAGATCAGGTCTAGATTTGATAATAATATCATAATCATCAAAATCGAATAAATCAAGTGCCAGATAATTTGCATACCATCCTCTAAGTTGTCTTTCCGACCATTCTCTACCAAATGATTCTCTACCACCTTCTTTAAAAATCATTGGTGGACATGTTTCAGTATCTCTGAATAGATATGCTTTTGGACTATATTCTTTGATTACATCATTTACATCAATAGAAATAAATCCTGTTCTCCAATGTTCTTGAGAATATGTGGAAGAACTTATATATACATCCGCATTATATTTTTCAATAATATTTGAAATGTTTTTTGAAAGATGTCTTTTCCAATCTCTCATATATCCAGTAAGAACAAATGCGACCTTCATATCTAAATAAAATCAGTTATAATTAATTTATATTAAATTATGTCAAAGTCATCTGCGGCATTAGGTAGTCTTAAGTTATCACTAGATATTAGTGATCAGTATGGTAAGGATGCATCTGAAGGAATAGGTGTTACAGCAACATATAATGAAGTTGAAATTAAGGCCAATCCAAAAACCGGGAAATATGAAAAAAGTGAGGTAGAAAAAAACTCTCCAGTAAAAAAAGATGTTGATGCTAGAGCAGATGAATTATCATTTTACAAGGGGCAAGTTGATTCATTGAAAGAAGTCAGCTTCAATGCAGACAAAAAATTATTTGATATTGTAACAGAAATAAATTCCAAGAAAAATCAAATAATTCAAATAATTACAGAAGCAACTGCTGTTGGTTGTGGTTGTTCATTTGTAGACCCATTAGATACTGTGGTAAATGGAGTCACTCTTGGTGTTGGTGCAACTTTTGTTCAAGATTATGCTTATATAAAATCATATCCGGGATTGGATTCTGGTTCTGATAGTCCATATGAAAGTGAATCTAAATCAACAATGACTCAAAATAATATTGGTAAAGGATTTGAGACTGGATATGATATTAACTATGTTGAAGATAGTGGAGATCCATCTACAGGATTACCAATAGTAGGTTTTACGTCATTAACTGGACTGGCCAATATTTTTGCGAGTTGTAGTGATGATGATTGTAGTGATAAATTATCTCAAGTTGAGGATTTGGCTGCAGAAATAGGATCCCTCAGATCAAAAATTAATAATCAATTAATTTCTGACACAAATACCGTGAAGGAAGAACAATCTAAGAATGAGTTATTTGTATGGTCTTATGAACATACTGAAAATAGTAATGCTGACACTAGAAATAAGACGGCAAATGTACAATCTGTTATTAAAAACCAATCTGGATTTGATTAATCCAGTTCTATCACTGGCACAGTTGACACCGGCACTCAAATGCCTTATAATAACAAGGTAAGCAACCAAGGCACCATGCAAGACGAGTTTCTCACACGTTGTGTTGTAGACCCTACCAAACGCACAATCTACATTTATTCCAGTGAAGGAGACACCAAAGAAATTGTTTGTGATACTGTAGATCAGTTCATGAATGTTCTTGAGGTCATCCGTAATACTTGTCCAAAAGATGCTTTGGTTTATGCAGAACCACTGGAGGTGTAAATGGAGATTTTTACCCTGAAAGAATGGGAAGACAATTTTGATGAACTCTTAGAAAGAGTCGAAAACGGTGAAACCATAGGTATTGTAAGAGAAGATGGTAAGGCAGCAGTAATGATGCCTGCCGATGATGAACTGATACGAATACACACTGAGAACAATAACGAAGCTCAGTAGTTCATCATCTGCTCGTGAGACTTGGTAGTCAGGGGAGTTTTATAAACTCTTTGCACCCGATTAGTGCCTTTGAGATGGTTCAAATCCATCCACGAGTATTTGCAGGTTTACCAATCTGGTGAATGGACCGTTCTCATAAAACGGCGAAGGTGGGTTCAATTCCCACAACCTGCATGAGACGGGGAATGAGCTCGCCCGCGACGGTGCTAACCACACTGTGATCTAGAGAGTTGGTTACTTTCTTTTTGCTCCATTACAAACTGTCAGTATACTGGGTGTGATGCCCACATAGCATACGGATAAGTGTAATGTTATGCCCGTGTAATCCAAAGGCAGAGATAATCGACTTAAAATCGATACAGTATCGGTTCGAGTCCGATCACGGGTATTAAAAGGGGAAGGAGTTAGCCCCACTATATGTAAAGTCACTCTGCGAGAAATGAAGATTATATGATAGGGTTTTTCTTTGGTGAGTGAATAACATGAGGTTCCTGGTGGTGCGGGAACCTCTTTTTTATGAAAATAAATAAAAGAAAGAATAATATTATTATGTCTTATACAGTAACCACTAAAAAGTGTTGGTATAATGACTATAGGATGATAGTCAAAATGTTTTTCTTAAATGATGTTCCATTTACATTTGATGATTTACCTGTGGGATATCTTTATGATCGGGAAATATTAAGAGAGGCATATAGTAACAAAGATTATTCGGTGGAAGATATCTACAAAGGTTCTAATTATTTGATATTAGAAAATTGTCATCCTTGCTTTGATGATATTGAGATATTAAACCCCGAAAACTTACCAGAAGAGATACAAAATTTTTATAATGGAGAAGAGGATTTACTGAGATAAATAAAATATAGAAATGTCCTAGAAATCGTAATAAGATGCCACTCAATAAGCTTGACAATTTCATTAAGAATACCGAAGGTCGTATACTATATGTAAGTCCATCAGATTTAGATGCTACAGATAGTATTGATAATCAAGGTAATTCACTTGCTCGTCCATTTAAGACAATTCAGAGAGCTATTTTAGAATCTGCTCGTTTTTCTTACTTAAGAGGGGCATCTAACGATTTAATTGAGAAGACCACAATTCTTTTGATGCCAGGTGAACATACTATTGACAATAGACCTGGATTTAAAATAAAAAATTCAAGTGGAGTAGCAAAGGTAGTATCTCCATCAGATGCAGAATCTGATGCGGCAGTCACTTTAAATTTAGATTTAAATTCAAACTTTGATTTAACTCAAGAAGACAACGTTTTATATAAATTTAATAGTGTTAATGGTGGAACTATTGTACCCAGAGGTACATCTATTGTTGGTCTTGACTTAAGAAAAACTAAAATTAGACCTCTTTATGTACCAAATCCTACTGATGTTGATGTAGATAATAGTGCTATTTTTAGAATTACTGGTACTTGTTACTTCTGGCAGTTTTCATTTTTTGATGGGAATGAAAACGGATTAGTCTACACTGACCCTACTGATTTTAGTAACAATAATAAATCCAAACCTATCTTCTCGCACCATAAACTTACTTGCTTTGAGTATGCTGACGGTGTGAATATTGTCAATAGATCCTTATATGGAACTTTGACAGATCTTGATATGTATTATGCAAAACTTTCTAATGCATATAATACAGGATCAGGATCACCAAGTAGAAATATTGATGCTAAGTTTCCTTCCGACACTGAGGGATTTGCAAAACAGAGACCAGAGTGGGAAATTGTTGGTGCATTTGCTTCTGATCCAATTTCTATCAGTTCAATTGAAGCTGGATCTGGAGGAACTCCAACTAACCAAGTTACGGTAACAACTGTCACTGATCATAATTTATCGGCAGGAACTCCGATTAAAATTAGTGGAGTAGATCCTGAGGATTATAATATTTCAACAAAAGTACAACTTGTTGATGCAGATAATCCAAGAGTATTTACATATCTATTACCAACATTTAGAAAGAACCTTCCTACTCCAGGAAATGCATCTGGTGCAGAAGTAACCATTGAAACTGATACCGTTACTGGTGCTTCTCCTTACATCTTTAATATTTCAATGCGTTCCGTTTTTGGTATGAATGGAATGCACGCTGATGGTGCTAAGGCATCTGGTTTCCGTTCGATGGTTGTGGCACAGTTTACTGGTGTTTCACTTCAAAAAGACGATAGAGCATTTGTAAAGTATAATCAATCTTCTCGTTCTTATAATGGTATTTCTCTTTCAAGAGTGGCCGGATCAGAACTTTCAAATGGATCATCATCAACTAATAATGAGACCGTATATCACCTTGATACTGATGCCATTTATAGAAACACTTGGGAACACTCTCATATTAAAGTTTCGAATGATGCAATTCTACAAATTGTTTCGGTCTTTGCGATTGGATTTAACAAACACTTTGAAATTTCTAGTGGTGGTGACGCATCAATCACAAACTCAAATTCCAACTTTGGTCAATTATCGCTAGTATCCGAAGGATTTAAAAAAGAAGCATTTGAAAAAGATAACAAGGCATTTATTACAAATATTATACTGCCAAGGTCAAACGTAGTTGCAGAAGAAGATATTGACTGGTTGACGATTGATGTTGGTATTACTACGTCAGTTGGTATTTCCACTAACTTATACTTAAGAGAGTTCACTTCTGAAGATGATGTTCCACCAACACTAACTCAGGGTTATAGGGTTGGTGCAAAAGTAAATGATAAATTATTTGTAAATATTGATGGATCTCGATATGAAGCAAATATTTTAATGGAAAACGGAGTTGATAACTCCTTTAGAGAATTTGATGTATCATCTGTAGTGAGTAGTAAATTTACTATTGGTATTAATCATGGACTTAAAACTGGCGAAAAGGTTATTTTATTAAGTGATGATGGAGATTATCCTGAAAATATTACTCCACACATACCATATTATGTTGTTGCTTTTGATACTGCTCCTAATTTAGATAAAATTCAATTAGCACCTACAAAAGTTGATGCAGAAAATGGAAATAATATTACTGTTTATGGTGGAACTAAGTTAAGAATTCAATCAAGAGTAACAGACAAAATTTCTGGTGAAGCAGGACATCCAGTACAATTTGATAGTGCTCAGAATCGTTGGTTCATCCATGTAAATAATTCAAATACAATTTATACCAAATTAGCAAGTTCTGGTGTTGCTGGAATTGGAGCAGAAACTGATCCAACATTTATCAAAAGAACACCTGATAATAGAAGTTTAGATGAAAAAGTATATAAGTTTAGAGCAGTAATTCCTAAAGAATTAGTTAATGGTAAAAATCCCGAATCTGGATTTGTTATTCAAGAATCAAGCACTACGGAAGCCCGTGATGCGAATGATTTTACTTTATCTGATATTACAATTAGTGATTTCAATTTCAAGAAAAATAATAGATTTATTGCAAAATGTACTCATTCATCAACCACCTCAACTCTTACAACTGAACTTCCACATAACCTAGAAGTTGGTGATCAAGTCATTATTAAAAATGCAACCGATAGCACCAATAGTGATGGGGCAATTAATGAAGGATACAATGGAACATTTATTGTTGCAAGTATTCCAAATAATATGGAGTTTACTTATACAAACTCCCAAAGTCCTGGTGCATCATCGACTAATGATACGAGTGTAAGAAATCAAAATCTTCCAAGATTTGAGAGGAATGATGTAAAGTCTAACTTTTATATTTACAGAACAGAAATTATTGATGAATATATTGAAGGAGTTCAAAATGGTGTATATCACTTATATGCACTCAAAGCTGATGCATCGATCCCCAATGAATTTACAGACTTACAATTTAGCCAAAACGTAACTGATTTCTATCCACAATTAGATAGAGACAATGTAAATGACTCTCCACTATCAACAAAAACTTATGCGGCATCTTCTCCATTAGGTCAAGTTGTTACTAGTGATTTAAAAGGAAGTATTACGAGAGAAACATCTGATAAAGTAATTACAAAACTCAATAAAAATCTAACAGTTAGTGCAGTTACACCACAGTCTGCAGGTGTCTCCACAGTTACATTTACTAGAAATCATGAATTTAATCGTGCAATAACAGGAACTCTTTCTGCAGGAACTGGAATCAGAACTGATGGAACATATTATAATGTAAAACTTTATAATGATGCTTCATATAGCACTTGGAGTGGAGCAACAGCAAAAGTTATAGTTGCTGGTAATGCAATCACTTCATTCCAAATTCAATCTCAGGGTTCTGGATATTCTGATGGTGATGTATTGTATTTTGATAACGATGCTATTGATGGAAATCAGGATGGAACAATTACTTTAGATACGGCAGGAATTGCAACAGCTACTGGTGATGTAGTTCAGGTCACTGGTATTGGAACAGTATCTGATGGATATTATCGTATTGCCAACATTCCTAGTAAGAATCAAATTGGAATATCCAGAACCACTGGAGATCCATCTATCTTTGCCGATCACATTGTAATACCTGTAGGTCAATCTATTGCTATCGGATCGACATCATTTAATGCTACAACAAAGATAACGACATTTAATTGTAATAATGCTCATGGATTAGTTTCTGGAAACAAATTTAGAGTTATTGATACATCCAACAATAACTTGGGAGATTTTATTGTCAAGTCTAAAGTTGGAGTTACAACTTTCACTGCAGAAACTACAGTAGAATTAACAAATCCTGCGTTTATTCTTCAACATTATTTCTCTTCTAACTCGGGTGTTTCCGATAGAAGTAATGAAAATCTCGCATCTAGATCAAAAACTCTTTATGGAAATGATTCGCTTGTAATTAGTAATAGTGGAAGTTCAATTGGAGTAAATACAACACTAATTCCAATTTCTCATCCATCTTCAGGTATCGGAACAACTGAAAGATTTCCAATTGGAACATATGTTCAAATTGAGGACGAGATTATGAGAATTTCATCTTCCTCTCTAACTGGAACAAATAAACTTTCTGTTATTCGTGGTATTTTCTCTACCAATTCTTCTTCACATGCCGATGGATCACTAATTCGTAAGATTAATGTTTTACCAGTAGAATTTAGAAGACCATCTACAGTTCGTGCATCTGGACACACATTTGAATATCTTGGTTATGGTCCAGGTAACTATTCTACAGGTCTTCCTCAGGTTCAAACAAAATCACTGACAGAGAAGGAAGAATTCTTATCTCAGGCACAGGAAAGATCTGCTGGTATTGTTGTTTACACTGGTATGAACAACAGAGGTGACTTTTATATTGGTAATACTAAGAAGTCATCTGCAACTGGCGAAGAAACATCATTCGATACTCCAATTCCCACAGTTACAGGTGAAGATCCAGCAAGACTGAGTGTTATCTTTGATGAAGTGACTGTTAAAGAAAGAATTATTGTTGAGGGTGGTGATTCGGGAGAAATTCTTTCTCAGTTTGATGGTCCAGTAACATTTAATAATGGCGTTAGAATTAAGGATACTCTTTCTTTATCCGGAAGATTTAGAGTATTAAATACAACACAATCAACCAATAGTAATTCTGGTGCAATTATTGTTGATGGTGGTGTTGGTATTGATAAAGACTTATATGTTGGTGGAGTTGCTAATTTTAATAGCCTTGATCTGACAGGAACGTTTAGTTGTGCTGGTATTGCTACACTAGCAAAAAATGGTGGTATTACTACTACTGGTGGAGATCTTTTTGTTGGTGGTGCTACTACCACTACAGATTTATCAGCTGGTAATCTACAAATAGCAGTTACAGATGACAATACAATCGATAGCAAGAGTGGCAATCTTAAATTAGGTGCTTTTACAGGATCATATGTTGCCATTCAGACTAATACAACAATTACCGGAATATTAAGTGTTACTGACGATATTACTGCATTCTGGACATCTGACTCAAGATTGAAAGATAATGTCAATCTCATTGATAATCCTCTTGAAAAAGTAATTTCTATCAGTGGTAATACATTTGAGTGGAATGAAAAATCCAATAAGTCTGGACATGATGTTGGTCTGATCGCACAAGAGATTGAAAAAGTGCTTCCAGAAGCAGTTGTAACAAGAGATAATGGTTATCTTGCAGTGGATTATCATAAAGTAATACCATTGCTTGTAGAGGCAATTAAGGAGCTCTCTGATAAGGTAGAAACACTTGAGCAAAAATTATCCGATAAATAACTCTAAAGATTATAATAATGGCAAATTATAGAAAGTCATTTAATTTTAGGAATGGTGTTCAGGTTGATAATGATAATTTTATTGTAAATGCAAATGGACTGGTTGGAATTGGAACTTCAATTCCAACTGAGGTTATAGATGCTGTCGGAAACGCAAAAATTAGTGGATTTACTACAACAGATACATTAGGTGTTGCAAACACTGCTAGTTTTTACAACTCCGTAAACGTTGGATCAAATGTCAGTATTGATTCAGGAACTGGTTTTATTAATGCATCCAAATTTATTGGAGATGCTAGTGGTCTCACAAATATATATGCCATCTCAACAACGGGATGGGTGGCACAAGGTGTTGGATTACATACTTTCAGACAAGTTGGTATCGGAACTACAAATCCAGTATATAGTCTTCAAGTAGGATTTGATCCTGCATCTAGCACCGGTATTGGAATGACTTCTGGTAATATTCGTGCCAGTGGAGTTATTACTGCTACGAGTTTTGTTGGTGAATTGACCGGAGATGTAACTGGTAATATTATAGGTAATGTAACTGGCAATATTACAGGAGATCTAACTGGTGTTGCGTCAACTGCAACACAACTCGAAAATGCAAGAAACTTCTCCATTGCAGGAGATTTGGAAGCAAGTGCAATATCTTTTGATGGAACAGGAAATGTTTCTTTAGCATCTACTCTTTCATCAAGTTTTAATGCTAATACTAGTGGTATCATTACAGCAAATACATTTTCTGGTATTTTAACATCATCTTCTGGTCATATTACCGATGCGACCATCATCGATGGAACTATTACCAGAATGGATGTTGGTATCGGAACTTTTGATAGCATAAGAGTTGATACGACCACAAATACTACAGTTGATGTTACTGGTAATGATAGTGCATCTATAAGTGTTGGTGCCTCTGTTGGTGCCGGAAATAGTAGTGCTGTAATTAAATATACTTCTTCGACCGGTGGAGTAGAAATTTCTAATTATGATACTGGTGATGTATCTGTACTTTTACATGAAGGAACAGGTGCCGGAACAACCGGTGGATTTAAAGTATCCCACAACAATATTACTGTCCTTAATGCATATTATGACGGTAGAGTTGCCATTAATAAAGCATTACCAGATACTGGATACAATTTAGATGTAAATGGTGATGCTAAGATTACGGGAATTTTAAGTACGAGTGATTATATTACAATTCGTGCAGGTGAAGGAAATCAGGTCACTGTTCCTGATGCCAATGGCAATTTCCCGGCAAATCCAGCTTTTAATATTGATATTAATACTGGAGTGAGTACTTTTAATTCTATTGCAATTGGTGGATCTATTATATCATCAGCAATTCCAGCAGCAGTGATAGGAATTGGAACTACAACTGGCGGTGGCAACACTGTTGCAATTGGAACAGATAATGTAAGAATAAATGCAGATCTTACAGTATCTTCTGGAAGTTCAATAACAGTAGATAATTTAAATGTTTTAAACAGTACTATACTTTCTGAATCAGTAGTAGGACCTAGTGATACTGATATGACTATTTCGAATGGAAATAGTTCTATCGTATTAAATGCAGATGTTATAGTATCTACTGCAAATTCAATAACAGTAGGTAGTATAGTCGCAACTGGTATAACAGCTGGTATTATTACGACAAATAATTTAACTGTTTCGAACAATGTTTCACTTCCAAATGGATTGGGTGTTAGTTTAGGACTCGTTACAACGACTGGTCTTTTAGAGATTGGTGCTGGTGCAACTGTCATCGCAAGTAACTTTTATGTTGGTGCTGGCAATACATCAGAATTCTCATCAGGAACTGTAAATGTTTTCGATTCAAATTTTGTATTTGGATTTTCTACATCAGTTGCTTCTGATTCATCTCTTAATAATTTTGAAATATTCAAAAGTGATGGAGATATCGCAGATATTGCCGCTACAACTGACGCAACATTCATTAATAATGGTAATTTTATCGGAATTGGAACAACAGCAAATCAATATACATCTAGTAATAAAATTACAATCAAGGGAGATAAAATATTACAAGGAAGCAATTCGTTATTAGATAACGTTGCTATCGGAACCAATAATTATAGATTTGATCCTAGAGGTGAAAACACCTTTACTCCTGGTAATGAATTTAATGCCCCCGAGTTTCAGTATGGAAAATTTCAAGTTCATTCAAATGGAAATGTAACATTTGTCAATGATGGAATTATTAGATTTGTCCCGTCTATAGGAATTGCTACAGTAGGATTTGGATCAACTAATGGTGGAGTTATATTTGATACTGCTGGTGATAATATAGCAGCTGCATCAGTTCTTGGAATTAATACTTTCTTCCCAAGATGTGTTCTTGATGTTGGTTATGCTTCAACAGCAGTAAATAGTTACTTCTTGCCACCAGTAGTTACTGAATCTGAACTTGATATAATAAGAAATCTTCCAAATTTAACAAATAATCTTGGACATCAACAGTCAATAGAAGCAACTCCTGATGGTGTTCTTGGTGGTGCTCTTGTATTTAATAGTACAAATACAAGACTTGAAGTTGGTATAGGAACTACCACATTCTGTGGTATTGCAACACTTTCTAATAACCATACTGGTTTTAGTGCTTTTGTTCCTCCAAAGATGACAACAACTGAAAGAACCACAATGACCACTTCTGGTGTAGAAGAGGGTGGAGTCATTTATAACACAAGTCTTAATAAATTACAATTCTATAATGGAACTTCATGGGAAACTATAACAAGTAGTTGACAAGACTCTAAAAACCATGTAGACTACCTTTGTTAGGGTTGAAGAGGAAGCTATAAGACACTTTAAGAACCGTCTACCAGGTCGCACTGGGGACGGTTCTCTGCTATAATAAGAAGGTAATCGAGGGACACCTTTGACCATCACTCTCAGACCCCATCAACGCAAGGCACTGAATGAGATGCTGGCATATGACAAAGGTCAGCTGATCATCCCTACGGGTGGTGGTAAGACTTTGTGTATGATATACGATGTTGTTGAGAATCAAAAGTATATCGATAATGGTTCTACTA